AAGAATTCAAGTTTAAAATTGAGCAATGTACGAAGGTGTCATCGAATGAAGATATAAAATTCATTTGCAATAAACCTTTTACTATATTTAAAACGATTATTTCATATGAAAATAAAACATCCTATACAAACGAATGATTGTCCTCACGTTTATAACCATATATAGTATTATAATTTATCTTTCTGCTTCTAAGAATTATCTTCACATATAAATATATGCTATTTTCTTTCTCCACAGACTTACACCTAGTAACGATAGGTATATTAACTACTGTATGTAGTTAATAATTTTTGTTTTTAGTTTTAGATATAATTGGCTAAATTGATAGACGCATTTACATCTCTATCTATATTAGCATTACAATTACAACAATGATATTGTCTATCTTTTAATGTTAGTTTATCTTTTCCTTTTCTTACATTTCCACACACTGAACATTTTTGTGTAGAAGGAAAATATCTATCTGCTAATACAAATTCTATACCATATAATTTACATTTATATTCCATTATACTTCTAAATTTATACCAATTTGCAACTAATATAGACTTTGATAAATACTTATTTTTCAACATTTGTTGTATATCTAAATCTTCCATTACTACTCTTTTTACATATTTATTTTTAACTATCTGAATAGTAATTTTATGAATGTAATTTTCTCGTATATCTTTAAGACGTTTATATATTCTTTGTACTTTAAGTCTTTGTTTTTGATAATTTTTACATTCGTCTAAAGGACGTTTATATTTAGGCTTATTGTTTTTTCTATATTTAATATTAGCTTTCAACTTTCTTGATAATTTATTTTGTTCTCTTCTCAACTTCTTTTCATAGTATTTTATTTTCTTTTCTTTATTGATGTTTTTATACTTCTTACCAGTAGAAAGTATTGCTAAATCTTTTAATCCTAAATCTATCCCTATACTTATTCCTTCTTCTCTTTTTTTATGTTCTTCTACTTCATATGCTACGGATATATACCATTTGCCACAATAATTCGATATTCTAACATTATAATATTGTTGCGCCAATGGCAATTTTCTCGATATTTGTACCATGCCTATTTTTTCACATTTTACTTTTCCATTTTTCTCATAAAATGTGTTCTTTTCACAACGAACATAAAATGAATTTTTTGAATATTTATTCTTATATCTTGGTTTATTCCATTTTTTGTCTAACGCAAACAATTTAAATGCAGCATCAGCATCTCTAATTGACTGTTTCAAAACATAATTACTAACTTCACATAACCAATGATATTTTTGTTTTAATTCAATCAACTGTTTACATCCTTCGACATATGTTAATCTTCTTTGATTCTTTTTCCATCGTTTAAAGCAAAAATTCAAATACCAATTATAAACAAATTTTGAACAACCGCATGATTTTTTTAACATAATGATTTGTTCTTCTGTTGGAATAAGCAATATTCGTTTTCCTAAAAACAAATTTGTATCCCTCCTTTCTATAGTTATTATATAAAAAAGAGTTTTCGTTACAAGAAATTTTATATTTATTTATCTAGTTCATTTAACAACATTTCTTGTTAAACAAGTTTTTACTTCTTACACTTTCGTATAAGACCAGATTATATCTTCTACTATCAATAGTAATATTTTTCCATTCATTTAAATGTACTCCTAATCTTTCAAGGATAATCGTTGAGAGTGATACTTATTTATATCTTCTCTGCTAAACATCTATTTTATATCTTTATTTGATATATGTATACATTCTGTTATAAACATAAACTATATAGAACTAAAAGCATTTAACTTAGTTTTTTCTTAAATATATATTTCTATATATCTAGGGCTTATTTACCCATCGAAGTATCAGTTATATACCGTCTTTCAATACCACTAGCTAATTGTGGAAATGCTTTCTTGTCAATCGCTTCAAGTAATTCCACAAAGTAACCATTCATATTGTATACAGCATCAAGTATAATTCCTCTAGCGTCTTCAACATTTTCATCTACATGATCTACAAAAACAGACTTGCCAATAAATGTCTTATACGTCTTTAATAACTCTTCATGTGAAAAAAAATCACCATTATTGTTTGCATTTCTACATATACGAGAATATCTAGGAAAATCTCTATAATATTCCTCAATAGGAACTAGCTCATATGTTCCATTAGAATGTTCAATTACATTCCCTGCTGATACAGCGCGATTACGAATGTAAATGAAGTCTTCTTCCTTTGGAACAATTTTTACTGTCTTTGCTGTACGTTTTAATGTTTTACAATCTTTGAGAAGTGATAAATCTGCTTTTCTATTTGCAAAAATAATTACTTGATTATTACTATCGTAATTTTCAATCTTTCCTTTTGCTTTATTTGTTATCATCTATTTATCACTTCCATTACATTTCTTGCCAAATTTCTACGCCTTTCAAATACTTTTCAGCAACATCCAAACATTCATGCCAATGATTTTTTACATCACTAATAGCACAAACATTATCAAGAAGACCATCTTGTATCTGTTGCGTAAGAAGATATGTTACATTCCCAGTAGGGACAAGAGGTAAATCAGCAAGAATCTTTTTGGCAATAAGAAATGCTTCGTTACCTCTCAATCTTCTAAGATATTCTTCATCTGTTGACACATTTGCTTCAATAACATCATGTGTATAAGGCATAAAAAATGGTGTCAAACGTCTATATTCCATTTCTTAGTTACCACCATTAAATTGTTGCATGACTTTTTGCAATGATTTTTCATTATGTACTGTCAATTCAGTGAAATCATAATCTGTTAATTGATTCCTTAGAGCGTTATAAAATCTTTTATCATATATATGTATTTCTTCTTTCATTACAGTATATATTCCATCAATACAACAATTTGTTTTTATTGTCAAAAATGGCATATTTACTACCATTCTCAATATATCATTCAATACATCATCTGCAAACCATACATAGGCAACTTGCTTATTCTCTTCGTCTACACCAACAGTTGATAACACTTCGTTATCTCTATAAATATCAAATGTATATATCATACTTTTTCAATCTCTTTCCGAAAATACTCATATATTCCATTATCAACTTCTTGTAGTTTTTGTGGATACAATATATATGAAACAAAACTTTCTATATAATATTCTTCCGCATTTTGGCTTGCTAAAAAGTTAATAAACTTGTTGCTTGCAAAAATAACATTTTCTTTTTGTATCTTGTTATAATACAAATCTTTTACTCTATCTGTAAACAATACATTATTCAACATTGCCTTTAAAAAATAATGTTTATAGTTTATGGGAGAAAAGTTAATAACATACTCATTATCATTTTTGTTATAAGATAATTCAACATTATTTTCCATTGTTGTAAATGTTATTTTTACATCTTGTTTTATGTAATCATCAAATTTCAACTGTAAAATTTTATAAAATGATATGATGTTCCTCTTTATTATTTTTGGAACATTATATACTCTAAATGAACCAGAAATTATATTTTCCGTTTCCATATAATCATCCATTGTTACAAAATATGAATCACAAGTATCTCTCTTTATAAAATCTTTATCCACATATTGATTTTCTTGTGCAAAATGACACGCATTACAAGAAGAATCATGCGCGATGAAAACTCTATCTTTCATACTTACATATTGATAATTCTTATAAAGATATTGTAATTCTCTCTTTATAAATTCATCAATAAATTCACATGCATCATTTCCGACTTGAAACATTTGATTTAATATATCTGTATAATTTTCATTGATAAAAAGATTATATTCATCATATACTTGTTTTGTCTGTTCTTTGTTAATAGATTTCTTATCAAACATATTATACAATGTTGTATTAAATGTTAATGCTATATTGATAATCTGTTTTATTTTATCTTCATTAGAAGATAAAATTTCTTTAATATTAGAATTAACAACAGAGTATATATTCCTTAATTTCTTATCCATACAATCCTTTCTAAAAAACAATGCAGTATTATTTTACGGCATTGTTTTTATCTTTTACAACTATTTTACTTTTCTCTGTACTCGCACGACGATTTAAGAATTTATCAACATCAAACTGTGTATGTTTCTTTAATCCAAAATCTTCTGGATTATTTCCTGTTGATGGATTTTCTGAATTTGGTGATGATGGACGCTGACTATAACTCTGTTCTTCAAAATTATCGCTTGACGGTTTATGTTCACGAATTGTATCTCCTGTTTCAAATTCATTATTGATGGATTTACCCTCGTTAATAAGCGGTCCTGTCTTGGGTGCATTTATATCAAATACAGTTCCACGCTCATTTTCAAGATTTCTCTTTTCAGTCTCTGGATCAAGAGATAGAAGTGAAAATACAGTTTGCATAGAAACTAATCCAGTCTCACTCAACTTCTGAATAAATGTCATTGCAGATTGATTTGAAGTCAAATCTTGCTGTTGCCACATTAGTTTTGGAATAACAAGCTCCATCTCTTTGTTTGATACAGCACGTCTCAATTCTCTAGGTGACATTAAACGTCTTGCTAATGTTCCATTTTTAGGTTTATAAAATTGTTGCACTTCTGCTATTGGCTTATATACTTTATTTCGTATCCATGATTCTAAACGCAAACGATAAGACGCATATCTTCTTGCTAACGCTTCTGCTCCGACTTGTGCCGTTGAATATGTTGACCCATCGCCATTTAACATCGCCTGCGTTATTCCAAGTCCGACCATTAATTCATTACTAATAAATTCAAATTCTGTATTTAATGGAAGTATTTTACCATTAGAACCAACGAAATCAAATGATAATCCATAATGATAAACAAGAAAACTATTCGGATCTCCATCTAATTCATGTAACATATCTCTAAATGCATCAAGATCAGCTTGCGATGGCATTGGTTCACCTGGCATACCAATCTTTGCAACACGCAATGGCATAATGTGTCTATTCGCGATTGCATCTTGTGCTTGCCTCAATTTATCCTTATATATCAATGTTTTAAAACACCGCATCATGAGAGGCGTACCCCACGTTTCATATGACGCGGCTTTATGTGCTATATGTGATATTAACCTTGCATCTACTGATATATTTTTTCCTTGTTTTACTTGTGTTATAATATCCTCTGGGAATTGACGATATAATTCTCCAAACTGTCCAGCAGGACCACCTGTTATTATATTCGTTACTTGATCATCTGGAATTATCTCAATCTTTGGTTCTCCTGCAAATATAGATTTTGTTATATTTACATAATCTGGATTCAAAAGCGTAAATGATTCCGTTACAATAAAAAAGAATATATTTTAATAATAAATATAAACTAAATTACTAATATAATGACTGATATTTTAGTAGCTTTCCAAAAATATTTTTTTGTTCTTTCGTAGGTAAAAGCATTATTTTCCTTGCTATATATTTTGTTTATATTTAATTTTTATATTTCTTTTTATATTTCTTTTTATCTCATTAACATTATGACATTACTCATAATGTATATATAAAATATCTTATATTTACATATAAGCGTAGACTATATCTTCATCATTTATATGATGTAATATTTTTCTGATTATATAATCATACTCCTATCTTTCAAGGATAGTCGTTGAGAGTGATACTTATTTATATCTTCTCTGCTAAACATCTATGTTTATACTTTTAATAAGTATATGTATAAATAAGAAAGGAATATACCGTTTATAAAAAGGTCACTATTTATTATCATTTTATCACTTAGTATTTTTTATATTATTCTTCTTATTTTATAATCATTATGTTTATAAAGATTGCATATTCATAGAGTTAAAAGCATTTAAATTAGTTTTTTATATACATATTTCCTATGTATACTGGGCTTCGTTATTATACTATATTAGTATCCATTATTTTTTACCCATATACCTTCTGATTCATTAAATTGTCCAAATGGGAACACATCACCAATTTTCCAATATTCCAAACCAATTTCCAATAAAAGATTAACCAAATCCAACTTTTCAAAAGCTAGATAATCAAAAAATTTTTTTATATATTGATCGCTACATACATTATTTAAATCTGATATAGGGAATTCTGTATGTAAATCTAACGCTGTTGCTACTATAGGTTCTGTTCTGTAAAAGTGCCTACACCATTCATTTCTTTCACGCCTATCTCTAGGTAACAACATATTTGTTGTTTGAAACAATGGTTGATAGAATGTCGGATTTCCAAACGTAACCTGAGCAGAATTAGCACGAACGGTGCGCCGTGCCGTTTTCTTCATTCTTGCTCGAACATTCTTTGGAAGATCACTTCCATCTACTATACTATTACCAGCAAGAGAACCTATTTTCTTTCTTTTCTTTTTCAATAATATTCTTTCCTCCTTACTTATAGTATATATTTTCATCTCTCAGTAAATGAATACTGTTAAAAATTCATTAAATGACAAAAAACACTTGACAAAATCAAAAAGTATGGTATACTAATAAATGTAAAAAGCATTGATATGCTTTATCTCCTTTTAAAACCTGCTTTGATGCAAAATTGAGCGGATAAAAAATCCCGCTCTTTTTTGCATTTATTTACAAAAACCACTTGAATTTTTTTAAAATCTATGATACAATAAAAACATCCCTAGAGGTTCACCCCTCTAGCATGATACACCTCCTTTAATATAGAAAAGAACGCATACTACAATTTGCGTTCTTTTCTATATTAAAAAAATAAAAAGAGTGGTATAATACCACTCTTTTTTTTATACAGTTTCCGTTGAAAGTGTACCCGAATCATCTACTTTAATCTTATACTTTGTTCCATTTGGAGACTGTAGTATAATCGCGTCTGTCTTCTTCACATAATCATTAAGTGTTGTTACAAATGCAGTATTTGCAACAACATCTGCTGTCTTTGCATATGGTGTAAGTGTCGTAGTCAAATCTGCTGTTTTCACATAATCATTAAGTGCTGTTGTAAACGACGTATTAGATACTACATCCGCTATCTTTGCATATGGAACAAGTGTTGTCGTTAAATCTGTTAATTTTACATAATCATTAAGTTTTGTTGTTAATGTATTATTGGATACTACATCAACAATTTTCGCATATGGAGTAAGTTCTGTTGCAATTTCCGATTTTGTATACACATCCGTCTTCTTCGCATAAGAATTATCCACATAAGAAGTTGTAGCTACATCAACTTTCTTAGCATAATCATTTAGCTTATTATCAAGATATACTTTATCTGCATAAGCCACCATATCAGAATTGTCTACCTTATCCGCAAGTAGATTAATTAACTCTGCCTTATTTCCCTTGTCATTTAGCTTTGCATCAATATCTTGTTTTGTATAAACATCTGATACTTTTACAGCTTGCGTTTGTAATACAGTGAAATCTGTCTTTGTTACATAATTATTAAGTTTTGCATCAATAACCGTTGATGCATAATACTCGCTCTTATCTGCTTTTGCCGCAAGTGCATTATCAACATACTCTGTTGTTGCCTTTGTATCTAGCTTAACATTAACTTCTGCCTTTGTATATACAGTTTCCTTCTTAGGATAAGCACCTAAACGAGTAATTACTTCATCTGTCTTTGCATAAGGAATTAATTCATCTGCGATTTCAGTTTTTGTATACACAGAAACTTTATCAGCTTTAGCAAGTGCAATGTCATCAATTTCTGTTTTCTTATATGTATCTACAATATTAATTTTTTCATTAAGCATTTCGTCTACATCTTGTTTCTTGTAAACAGTTGTAGCATCTGCCTTTTCCGCTAAGAATGAATCAACATCTGTCTTTTCATAAACAGATACTTTATCAGCCTTTTTATCTACAAATTCATCTATTTCTAATTTTTTATATGTATCTGATTTATCAGCTTTTAATTCAAGATGATCTGCAATTTCCGATTTTGTATACACATCTACTGAATTAGCTTTTAGATTTAGTGCATCATCACTTTCTTGTTTTGTATATACAGATTCTTTATCTGCCTTTTCAGCAAACTTTGTATCTAACTGATCGATTGTATAACTATCAACTTTATTCGCTTTTTGATCGAGAAAAGTAACAATCTCATCCTTTGTATATACCTTTTCTTTATCTGCCTTGCCGGCAAATTTAAGATCGGATTCTGCTTTATCATAGCAATCGCCAACATTAGCTTTTCCAAGAAGTTTTGCATCAATCTGTTCTTCTGTATAAATCCTATTGACATCCATCTTACCACGAAGCATTGTATCAATAGAATCTCTTGAATAAACATAATCTTTATCAGCTTTTACTTCTAACTTTGTATCAACAGATTCCTTATCATACACAGATTCTTTATCTGCCTTTAAATTGATTGTTTCAAGTCGTGGATCATTTGTTCCAACCGCGATTGGACGATATGGATCTTGAGGTTCTACAGAAAGACGAACAATTCCTTTCGCTGTTGCCGTTGCTCCTTTTAGTGAACCATCAATATTTGATGCCATTACAAATTCGTTCCACACAGAACCATCGTTGGTAAACTCCCATGCACCATTACGTTCATTATAACGAATACCTACATTATTTTGTTCACCACGATTTACAGAAATGCCTACATTAACAGTTGGCTGTCCTGTTTGTGCTTGATTAAGAATAAATGTAGCTGCATTTGTTCCTTTAACACAATCAATCTTATAATCAATCTTCTCTAAATCTTTGTATTCTACCTTTCTATCAAGAGCATCTTGAAGATTAGAAATTGCAGAAATTGGGTGGCAATTTGGCAACGCTGTATTTTCTAATAGCGCATGATCGCCAGGATAACTACCACTTGCAAAGAACGGACGAATATCAAAAATCATATCAGATGTAATTTTTCTCGTCATTGCCGTAAGATAAATCGCCGCTAGAGGAAGAAAATGTTTTTCAATTTTTGGAAGTTCTGGATTAATTGCACTTGCACCTTCAATAACATAAATCGTGCCTTGCTTATTTAGTGCAATAACTGTCCATGCATTTTGTGACGCTGGCGCTTTTAGAATTGGTGATACTCCACCTTCATATTCTACAAATTTCATACCAGCGGTATAAAACGCACCTTCTTTAATATCTACCTTCATGCTAGGATCTTTCTGTGCTGTGACTTTAAGTTCTTCCATGTATGCACCAAGGTTACGATAATTACTACCAGAAACAGGTTTATTCATATTGCTTTCACCGCCTTATAAAAAACATATATTTACATTCACACTCTTAATAAAATAAACATATCATATGATTAGCTTGTTGTGTAAGAGAAAAAGAGATAGGAAATAAATCCTATCTCTTTTTTATTCTTTCCGAACTGATTGTGCAACCGCCGTTACCATTACACCATCATCTATAAACAATAGTTCATAGAACATCTTATAATTTTTCTCGTAAGGACCGTACATTACTTTTGCTTTTTTCTTGCGATAAACAACTTCTTCGTTAATTTCATAAACAACATCCAACTTCTTTTTCTTCTTCATTGTTGTTGAACGCGCTTTTGATTGAATTGAAGATTTCTTCTTTTTCTTCTTTGGTTTAGGTGTAGATATTTTTTCATCTCCATCCAAACTATCAATGATTGCATTTGGATTGAAAAAAACAGAATCATTTCCTTTTGGTTCTTCATCTTCTTCATCAGCATACTCATTATCTACATCCATATATGATACCTTTACTTCTGCTTCTTCAAGGTTATCATAATCATAATCAAATTCTCCACTAAAGTTGTTACTTCGTCTTAAAATCATATATGTTCCTTTCTAAAAATATATTATCGAAGATCTACTACACTTGAAATCTTTTCATTTGATGAAAGAATCTGCTTCCCTTTGAGGAAATCATACAGTGCTTCCATTGTAATATTATTACCATTTGAAACAAATGCAATTGTTGCTTCATTGACAATTTCGTCAGTAGGATCAACGCCCATAAGCTGTAACATTTCCTTAACAGACGTATTATCACTAAGCATTGCAAGAATACTCTCGCCACGAATCATCTTCATATCTTCCATTTATTATCACCTAAACTTATTTCTTAAAGAAAACCTTTTGATCTTGTGTAACTGCATATTCTTTCCCGCAATGCTTACATACAACACCAATAACACTTGCTACTTTCTTGGCACCTGCAAGAGACTTTTTCGCTAGACAATTAGGACAAATTTGCTTACTAAAACGGTCAAACTGTTTATCCTTTAACTCTTCAAATTCATCTTCATCATCTTTTACGACTTCTACTTCCGCATCTGGAATTGCTGTTTCAATAGCATCCTTTACATCCTCAACTGTTTCATCTGTAATTTCTTGTGGAGCTACTTCTTCAATCTCTTCTACTACAACAGGTTCGTATACAGTTTCATCCACACTTTCTTCTGGAATTTCTACTGTTTCATCAATCGTAAAATCTTCTGTTTCCATTGGTGTATTTTCAGTTATTTCAACTGTATCTGTATCAATAGAAAGAAGTTCCTTTAGAAAATCAGAATTTAGCTTTGCACGATCATTCATATTCGAAAGGTCAAGTTCATGTTCCTTATCAATTACCTTCTGTGAAAGTTCTGCTGATTCTTGAAAATCCTTTACTTCATTTTCCATTACGTTAAGATCATGTTCAAAAAAATCTGCATCCGTTCTTGCATACTGCTGTTCAATTGCCGCAACAAGACGTGACTTCGCTACAACTGTATCATTTGTTTGAACATCTGTTTCAGTTGGTTCTGTACCATTCTCTTCTTGTGGAGCATCTACTGTAATATCTTCATTCGCCTTTACAGAGATATTTGCAATCTTTGTTTCAAGTTCCTTTATCTTTGCAAGAAGACGATTATAACTAGACTTAGTTACATAATCATCAAGATTTACTGATTGAATTGTTTCGTGTGAAACATCTTCGATACTTTGTGAAGGTTCTCCTGCTATTTCTTCTGCATTCTGATTTGGTTCACCGACAATCAAATCAATAGTATTTTCCGTTTCGGATGGAAGATTTGCTTCAACTGGTGCAACATCACATTCAACACATGGTTCTACAGGTTCTTCTATTACACGTTCAAGTTCATTTTTAAATTCTTCGTCAACATTTTCATCTTGTGTTGTAACTCCCGCAGGACTATCTTCCATTGACTTTTCTACATCCAGATCAACATCTGCCGTTAATTCAATCGGTTCAGTTTGCGCTTGACTATCCGTAGAATCATTACCATCTGCGGATGCGACAACAGAATTTTCATTAAGAAATCTATTTACATCTTCCATTGACTTTACAGATTGTAGCATTCGTACTTCATTACCAAATGAATTATAAAGAATTGCACCCTTATTGTTAAAATCAACATAAAAAGTTTCATCTTTCCAATTTACTGTAGGGAGATTCTTTACATTCTTTACTGCCGTCTTTTCGTTTCCATCTATAATGCCCACAAACTCATTGAGCCATGCAGGCAACTTTGCGCTATTCAATGTTAATTTCACTTCGTCACTCACAACCTTTTATTTTTATTTTCTAAATCAAAAATATAAGCGTATCTAGCATTTATATGGAATTCTGATCTTTTAATCGCCACTCCATATTATCTATAGGATTTTCAAATATGTATTCTGGAGTATATTTACTATTTTCAATCTCTCCATCTTGTATCATCTTTATCTCATATGTCTGATTTGTCAATCCGATTTGTAATGGAATTTCTCTATGTGTTATCTCTCTTGAAATAAGTCTTTTCATATACTTCCTCCATTAACCAACTGGATATTCACTATCTCCAAGAAACAATGGTTTTTTCTTCAATGACATATCTTGCGTTGTATATACAAGTTGTTCTATTTGTTGTTCCACATACGCTCTTTCTTTTGCAAAGTTTTCCGCAAAACTAACACCTTTTAAAGCAATTAACAATTCGCAGAAAAACTCAAACGCAAGCTCAAAATCGTAGCCATCATACAGAGATGTTATATCAAACATATCCTGACAATATATAGAAAAAATAGGTTTATTATTAAGCAATCTTACATTTAAGCAATAATACAACCCTGCTTTTGTAATAAATCCGTGCAATTCTATCATATTCTTAGAAGGTACAACACGAGATATTTTTTTCATTTTTGCAAGACGTTTCATCGTTTATACCTCCCAAGAACAACATTACATATACCATTATTTTCCGTATGTTTTTCACAACATTCTATACAATGTATTTCATCTTCTAAATTAAAATCATTATCAAAAATTGATTTCTTCGTATACACTGGACTACCACAATCAGCGTGCTTGATACGACCATCCAATCTTATATTTAAATAATTTTTAAAACAGCAACATTGTTTGTGATAATTTGGATTTTCTTTCATAAACGACATTCGTTCTATTTGAAGATTTTTTTGTAATTTTTCTTTTACATCTTCTGAAAATCTTAATGTAATAGCATAATTTTGTATTGCATCATTTACATCATTTCCTCTACGAACATAACTAACACTATATACAAACCTAGAATTAGGTTCATTTACTGCCGTTCTTGTAATCCACTCTATCAATTCTTTATATTGTTCTGTTTTTTCTTTATCTAATAAAATAAGAAATTCTAACTGCACAAACTTATTCTCTTTGCAAATATCCATCAAACGTAACAAACGTTGTTTATATTTTTCTTTATCTACAATATAATATTCATAATGCATCGCAACACAAATTGAATAAGGTTTTTTTTGTGTTGCAAACTGAATTGCTTTTTTTATAAAATCTTCATCCATACCATTTGTAAGTAAAGCAATTCTACAATCTTTTAAATGTTCCAATCCATATAAACAATATTTGAATTTAGACGGTTCTCCACCGATAACGACAACTTCATACAAACCCTTTAATGTGTTAATAAAATTAATTGTTTTCTGTGTCTCTTCAAATGTCATATTGCGATAATACTCTCTACGAGTATAAGAATTCAAACAATATGAACAATTTAAATCACATACATTTCCAAAATACCACTCAACTGTTTTCTTTTTAAATCGTCCATGATATTGAATATACAATTTACTACTAAATTTTTTAAACCTCATCTTCCAATCCATCTCATAGAATCAGACCATAATCCTGGTATTCCTGGACGTGGCATTATATTTGTCATATTATCATCATACTCTATCAAATTCTGTGGAGAGATCAAAAAAGTCTTCTTGTCATTATCGACAACTGGTTCGAGTTTATATGAAGGTTCTTCTTCTTTGCTATATTGTTGTTTTTTACATCTTTCTATCATTTTCAAATATTCTTCTTCTAAATGCTGAATATCTATAGCAGATAATCGAACTAATCTTTTCATTTTAATTCATCCTTTATCTGCTATATCTTTCAATTTCAGAATTAATATTATTCAATTCAATATAATCTTTTGCATTACTTACTTTATCTTTTAAGATAGAAATTCTATTGGCTGTAATTTTAGATTTCAAAGAATCAATCTTAGCTATACATTTTTCTTTCGATTTCTGTATATATTCTTCCGTCTTACCATCTTCAATTTGATTTAAACTCTTTGTATCACTATCTTGCATATGATATTCCTTTGGAATAATATTTGCATTAACTCTTGCTTTTGTATACTGTTGTTTTACATCCATATCATTATAAGCAAGAATGTTGCTCTGCGAAATCAATTCAGAAATAGTATATTTACTTGCATACTTATCTTCTGCAATCTTTTCAATTCTTGAATTATCTAACCATTTGCCAATAACAATATCTATATCATTAATATTTGCAATCTTGTGTAGTTTATCCACTAGCATCCGCTTTGTAAAAATTACATCATTCTTTTGTGTTTCAATGTCATGATAACGATTATAATTTTGATTGATTGTAGCCAAATGGAACATATCATCAAGACTCTTCTCACTTTCTGTACTTATAATTCCATTTTTTACTTTCATATCAAATTGTGCAGTTATCATTAATCCGTTCTTGCTATTATAGATATTTGCATCACATGATACATGATTATCTTGAATATCAATTTTATTAAACCGAACGCAAGATAAATGTTTTGGTAGTGCATTTACAAATTGTGACTTAAACTCTGATTGAGACAATTGTTTTTCAACATTACGAGTATCATTGTCATTAATATACTCGGCATTTAGTTCTTTCCCTTGCATTTTATTCTTCTGTGCAAGATTTTGATTTCTAAGATTCTTATTTACCTTCAAATCAGAATTTCTTAGTAAATCTTCAAATGTACCATCTGTTGCATACATATTATCAGCAATTTTTACAATAGAATTATTTCTAACCAAACTATCTATAAAATGGTTAATTTCATCTTTTGTAATAAAATCACTAAGACGTTCTTCGAACATACGCTTTGAAAGAATGACTTTTTGAAGATTATTTTCTTTGTTTTGAGAAACATAATTTTTAAGTAATTCGCTTGATTTGAATTTATTTGCAAGTTGTTCGATTGGAATATTTTTTTCTCCGACGCGGCAAAGTATATCTTCACCAACTTTTGCAACAACACTACGATTCTTTCCATCGTTGGAAACAAAATTAATCGCAACATTATCGCCACCAAGCATCGTGAGACTAAAATTATTCAAATGCTTACCAATACGATTCCTTACTTCGGCTACTTTGCGCTCTTGTTCATTTAACGCAATATAATCTCTCGTATCTCCATCATTGATATAATCTCGTACAAATTCACTATCATTCATACGATTTGACTTTTGTAAATACAATTCATATATCTTAGGTTCTACTTCTCCATCATATGTAGCCAATACATCTTCGATTGATTTTTCACTTGCATAAGTATCTTCATCAATTCGTTCCATAGATTCAGTAATAGAATCCACAAATCGTTTTGCTTGTTCAGCATCGATAATCTTTTCAAGACTTGATACCAATTTACGCTTTTTAATAATATACTTTTGTTCTTTTGAAACATCAATATCTTTATCTATTGTATATGCAGAAAGAAGCGAACTCTTTTTAAATATATTTTTTAATTCATTTACGTTTACTTCTTTACTTCCAACTTTACACAGAATCTTATTATCAACAATACGAGCAGATACAATACGCTTTTTATTCTCACTATTCTTAAATGTAATGATAAATTTATCCATTCCAAGCATATCAACATCAAAATTTATAAAACTCTTAGCAATAAATGTTCTTATGCTATTTTTATTCTCTGCCATCTTACTTATTGCTTCTTTGTTTCTCGTATCATTATCTTTTGTTTCATAAGAATAAAATTTTTCATCATTCCCGAATCTTGCTTGTGCTTTTTGTATTTTATCAATTTCTGATTTATCTAAAAAATTAGCATCTCTAACAAGTTCATTTAATGAATGTTTACTTGCGATTGTTGTTGAATTTAGTTTTGTTACTTTATTAGATGTAATCCAATCTGTAACTAGATTCTTTACATCTTTATCTGCAATAAACTTAGATAAAGTAGCTTTTACTGTTTTTAGTGAATATACATATCCACCTTCAATTCTATCATTTCCACCATTGAGATATGTTGCTACTTTTTTATCATTTTCTCCGAACTTTTGTAATAACTGAGCGACACTATATCTCTGTAATTTTTCATCTTCAATATACACGAGCTTTGCTAATTTTTCATTTTTAATATTAAATGAAAAACTAAGCCGATCTCTCATATTGTTATGAACAATAATTGATGTAATATTTAATGTATTATTATCTCTATTTGCGCTAACAACCTTTTCTACATTAAATGTATCTGATAGAATTTTTCCTGCATCTAAAGCCAACTTGTTTGCAGATTTGTTTTCATAACTACGTTCAGCTACTTTATTATTTACAAATTCAAGAGAATGATTTACTTCACCAACATATTTTTCTCTCATATCAGGAAAGAGATATTTCATATCATATGTAGAAGCGTATTCATTACTACCAACAGAAACAATGTTACCTTCTTTTATATGTTTCTCTATCATTTCTTTTGCTACAGCAAGTCGATTATTACAACGCTGAACAATTTCATATCTTGACATAACTGTATAATCAAATTCTTTTTGTGCAACCTTAATCGGATTTGATATATCTATTGTTTTACTATCTTCAAATGAATCTTCAATGCCAGCGAGATTAAATGGATATTCGTTTTCCATCTCTGCAATCTTTGTTTGAAAGAAATCATCATGTTTCAATTCTCCGTCATTATCTCTATATATAAAAGTATATTCTAACGGATTGTCAGAAAATTTCGCTGTTATTTTTGCTACGCCATTTGCGACATCTGCACTTGCTTTATATCTATATCCTCTTAGGAAATTAGCGAGTGCTGTCATTGCAAACACTTGCATTTGTTTGTCATTGAATGTAAATTTAAGATCACGAATGTTACCAGTATCAACAATCCGATTATTTGCAAGAATATGTTTTTGATTTATTATATTTGCATCAAATTCAATATTCAAATTAGGAGTAACTGGTTTGCTAAATTTAATTTCATCAATCCATTTCGGCGTTTCGACAAATGGATCTGTAATTTGCTTACCAACTAATACATTATCTCTCACTTCTTGCCTCCTTATGCTAATCGTGTATAAATTTCACTAATTGCTTCATCTACCGTACTATAAAATCCTCTATATTCCACATTCTTCCATGTTGGGTGCTTATATCCTGCCAATTCACATATCGCAGATAAAACGACAAATACTTCTTCATATTCATCATTATTCAAAACAATTCTCCATACCTCATAAACATCCAAAACCTCAGGAATATTTACCACTGTATAAAAATTGTCTATATGACTATCTGCTCTATTATTTTGTTTTCTAATACTACGAATTGGTGCTGGCGGATTTGCAAATTTTTCTTTCAGCAATGTACTTACATTTTCACTTGCTTGATTGATTGCATCCAACGCTTGACTCAATGGAATATTACCTATTTCGTCTGCAATTAGTCTTTTTTTTTTGCGTGTACTGGTAATTCGTACTGCTCTGGACGTACACCATCAAAACCACGCATTTGAGTTAGATAATCCCATCCCATATCCGTATTGTTTGTATTACCACCGTTATATGGTGCATCATATGGATCTCTATTACCACTTAGCATATCTTCCATACTCTTTAATGATTCATCTGAAATACCATAATCACGATAATTTTCAAATCCGTTATCAATCTTTTCATTAACAAGATTTTTTGTTAATTCGATAGCATAATCTTGTGGAAAAATAAGACTATAATAATCAAGAAGATTTGTTATGCGCTCTGCACTTACCTTCATTCCCATTTCTCTGAAATCATCAATTTCTCCAAAACAAAGATGAAGAGCTTCGCTTTTATTAAATAATTGCTTTGCAACAACAAGTTTTGTTTCAAGATCGGATTTACTTGCTTTCTTAATAAGTTTACCAATGCGACTTTCTGCAAAAAACGCTCTATCATCTGTAAGAACAGGGAAAACATTATACCCTTTACTCTTTAATTGTTCTGCTACAGCCTTTTTTAGATCATTGTTATATCGTAATGTAAATCCTTCATAGAAATCTTGCAATGTACCATCTGCACCATTCCAAAGAGTAAGAATATAATCTGCAAGAAATTCTGGATGGAAATGCATATTAATAACTTCTTGCGCGGCGAGACGTTTCTTCTTTGCCCATTGTTGGAAAGCATATGGTTCTATTTGATAACCTTTAAGATAATCATTCATAGAAGCATCTCCAAGAACATCACCATCATCTCTCCAATTTAAATCGAGGTCATAATCATACTCATCTCTACCAATTTGTTTTTCTCTTAAATCTTTTATCATTTTATTCTCCATCTAAACAACTTCCTTGATTACAATACTCTTTAATTTTTTCTTCTACTGTAGAAGTATTTATCATTTTTGCAATGACATCTTTTTTTATATTATCAATTAGTTGCTTTGATACAATGAATTTATTCCGATTAAGAACATTAGAAATTTGCTTTTCTATTTCATCCTCTATAGTTAGTATATTATCTCGACTCGCACGTTTTACTCGAATCACTTCATCTTCATTGTCATCATTAACAGTTTTTACAAGATATTGTTCTCCATTTTCAAATGTTTTCAATTCCCATATTGAACCATCATCAAATGAATAATCATATACTCCTGCTGTTGTCTTTTGGAAACGATTATCACCTAAACTTTTAAAATGATCTTTTAAAATATCGTCGGTAACTGGAATTTGTTGATGATTAATAGGTTGATAGAAAATATTATATAAGCTACCTTTCTTTTCTAATTTCGTTTGATAGCCATTACCGTTCAAATCGCTCTGTATATCCATTGCTTCCTTTTCAGAATTTACTACAGAAAATAGTTTCATCTGTTTCTGCTTCATAGATTCTGCGATTTTTACGAATACTTTTTCATCATACATCAAATCGTCTGATATGCGGTTAATCAAAGTATTACTTCGCCTCCGTTATTTGTAAATTCTGAAACAATACATGAATATTTCAGAACTTTTTTCTAACTAAAATATATGTTGACAAATAAAATATATGTCTTGATTTTAATGAAAAAGAGGAGAAATGTCATGCATTTCTCCTCTTAATTATTTATTCATTTTCTTTTAGCAATTTATCATGATGGTATACATTTACATTTTAATATATAAAAATATTAAAACATAAAATTCTGCCGTCCTCAATACCGCTTCTAATAAATGAAGTCTTACTATATCTCTTGCAAAGGTACATACCCATACCTTATATTCTTATTTTCAAATACAAGCATTTAGAATGTTAATAGCCGCATTTCTATCTCTATCATGAGATACATGACAATTTTCACATTCCCATTCTCGTACTCGCAAATCTTTCACGTTTTTGTTTTGATAACCACAGCAACAACAAATCTGTGAACTAGCATAAAACCTATCTGCTTTTTTTACTTCACATCCACATTTGCTTGCTACATGCTCCAATATTTGTACGAATTGGTAAAATCCTAAATCATTGATTTTTCTTCCATATAATCTTTGCATACCTTTCAAATTCAAATTTTCTATGCAAATTGTAGCATATTTTTCACAGATTTCATATGCTATCTTATAATGGAAATCTTTTCTTTGATTAGATATTTTTCTATGTAGCTTTGCTAGTTTTATTTTTGCTTTTTTGTAGTTATTACTACCTTTTTTCTTTCGTGAAAGATTCTTGTTTAATTTTTTAATTTTATCAATGTTTTCTTTAAAAAATAGAGGAGAAACTATATCATCACAGTTAGATGAAGTAAGAAAAGTTTTTAAACCAAAATCATACCCAACAGATTTACCTGTATGCGGTATAACTTTTGGAATATCTACTTTACAAACTACAATGATATACAAATCTCCAACTGCATCACGTTTAATTGTTACAGTTTTAATTTCTCCTTCCATTTCTTGATTTTTACTATATTTATATACTTGTTTACCAACTCTAATTTTGTTATCATTAATAAACTTATATCCATTTTGTTTTAACGTAAATGATTTATAATTTTTATATTTTTTAAATTTAGGAATAGAAGATTTTCTTCCTAATTTTTTATCTCTAAAAAATTTTTGATAACCTAATTCAATACGTTCTACTATATCCTGTATTGCTTGTGCATTTAGTGAACGCATATATTTATATTTCTTTTGTTTCTTAATTTTTGTAATATGATTTTGTAATTTATGTAAAGACAAATGTTTTTTATATAAAGAATAAAATCGTTTGTGGATAGCAACACAACAATTCCATACTTTTGCATATTCTTCTATTTCTCTATATAGTTTTTTATTGCGACTATACGAATTATATAGTTTTTGCTTATATGCTCTATATGAAATCATTATATCACATCCATTTTATTAATTATATCATATATTTTTATTTATGTCAAGATATAAACAATTTATCGTATAAGAATTCCTTTACGCTCTCTAGTTGCATTTCTTTTTTTTCATCTTCTGTATGCTTCTCATCAATGAAAAGAAAAATTTGTTTTAATGCTTTCTTCTTTAAAACAGAAACTCTGCTTTGTGAAATCCCCATACGTTTACCTATCTCTTGCTGTCGATAGCCGTCAAGAGTTAGCTTAATAACATCTCTTTGTCGCTCTTCTAAATGTTTAAAAATATCACCAATAAACAAATCAGATTCTTTTATACCAATTGTATCTATTGTTTGATTTTCCAATAAGAAATAACAATCCGATGGTTTTTCTCTATTTCCTTTAAAATAATGTCGTTGTATATGTGCGCGTAATTTCATAATCATATTTTTAAATAAATATCTATCGAAACGATAAAATTTTCCTTCATAATATGGATCATATTGATCGCACAAATCATAAAAATAAAGATATGCTTGTTGTTCAAGCTCTTCTTTATCAAAATTTTTCATCCACAATAATATTCACATATATAAATTACCATATATGCAGTTATTAGAACTTCTATATTTTACAATATAGATTAGATTATTTCTTCTACTATTCGTAGTAATATTTTTCTATCTATTATTGACATACTCCTATCTCACAAGGATAATCGTTGAAAGTTTTTACTATTCGTAAATGTCTCTGCTAAACATCTATAATTAGATTTAAAAGCACTTAAATTAGTTACTAAATTGATATATATTCCTATATAGGTTAGGCAAACACCCAAGCCATCCAATTAACTTATTCATTTTTTCATTAAAATAAAACCATACAGCATGCTTATCTGTTTTTATTAATTCGTATAAAGGTTCAAACGGTGGTATCAGATCATATTGTTCTGTTGTCTGTTGCTCTACCTCTGTTAATATCATTTCTTTTTTACTCACCGTGATTGCTCCATTATCATAAACGCAATATTATCTATATTCCAATTTTTTACATAATTATTTACATCATCAAATGTAATTTCTTCTATCAAATTTACATAATCTTGTTCTTCAAATATATCAAATTTCAAACACAATGAATCAAACATAAACAAAGTTCTATCATCACAAGTAATATAATTTCGTTTTAATGAAGACATCATTCTACGCTTCGCTTGCATAAATTCTTGTTGTGTAATTCCTTGTGTGTTCAGTTTTTTAAGATTTTCTAATATAATTTCTTTTGTCTTTGGAATATTTTCTTTATTTAAACCAACATATATACCAACATAAGAAACATCATCAAATCCATATGTATCAAAAGTTGATGTTACAGTATATGCATACCCATATTCTTCACGAATCTCCATCATGCGAGATCCCCAACCGCCACCAAGTATTGTTGTTGCAAATTGACATACGAACATATCTTTAACATTTTTCATTATTGTATTCCAAACGGCAATCATTGTTGATTGTGTACCATCCAACTTTTCTTTAGCATTTTCAATATTAAGTTGTGTTATTTTCTTGCGATGAGAATAAGATGTTTGTGAAAATTCATAACCATCAATATAGTTTTTAACAAAACTTACAATTTCTTGATGTTCTACATCACCAGTAAAACAAACCGTAATATTCTTCGGTATATAATTTTTTGATATAAAATCAATCACTTGTTCTCTTGTAATTTTCGATACTGTTTCTGGTGTACCACCATTATTCCACCGATTCTTACAATCTTTAAAAAGCGTCTTTGTCATTAATGAGAACACTCTATCACGAGCATCATCGTCATACATTTTTAATTCTTCAATAACAACTGATTTCTCTAGCTCAAACTCTTCTTCTGGAATCGTATTATTCCATACAATATCAGAAACAATCTCCAATACAGTCTTCCAATATTCTTTTAGAATTGTTGAATAGAAATATGTATACATTTCTGTTGTGGCTGCGTTTATCTCTCCACCATAATCCTGTATTTCTCGCATTAACTCATTTTTATCTCTAGTTGCGGTTCCCTTAAATACGAGATGTTCTGTAAGATGTGCTATTCCTCTTGTATTTTCATTTTCATCTATAGAACCAACATCAACATAATATGCGGCAGTTACAAAATCTCCATCTTTTTTATCTGTAATTATTGTTAATCCATTATCTAAAATTGTTTTTTGTATCATTGCTTCACCATTCTTAAAAAATTTAATATTAGGTATGCTCATTTTTGAGCATACCTAATATTAAAACACTATTCACAATATAAAAAACTAATTATACACAATTAGTTTATCATCGTTTACTTACTGTTCAATTTCTGGAACAATACCATTTTTTTTAAGTTCGCGATAAATCTTCAACCTGCCAAGCCTACTCCAACGTACAGAAATCTTTCCCATTTCAAGATCAATATAATTTGGATATTTCAAAACGAATTTTTCATGAATGAGCTTTTCCATTTCTTCTTCGCTAAATCCATAATCCTTTGCAAGTTCTTCTGTTGTTACATACTCCTTCTGTGTAACAATCATTTCCATTAACGAATCATCCATCGAACAACTATGCAATTTTACATTCTCTTTTTTCAAGCGTTCATTTTCAGCATACAAATCTTCAAGCTGTTTCATTTCATTTTTCCATTGTTTATAACGCTCTTGAAAATTTTCAATCTGATATGATGGATTAAAAACATTTTCATTTACATCATCATCCACATATCCATAAACACCATCTACATCCAAAGAAGCATCAGCAACAGGATAATATTCATCTTGCAACCATGTCTTAAAACGCTTTGCACGCTTATCACGAATCACAAGACTATCAACAATCTTTTCCAATCCACTAAAATTAAGAGTTGTTACTTCTTGAATACCACCATTTGTTTGTATTGGGAGTTTTTTCTGTTCTTCTTCAAGAGTATTGTTGCGAATCTTTGTAGTTGAATAGTCATATCCAAATCCACGAAGAACATCTCTTGCGACTGTCCAAATTTCACCTTCATATTCAATAAATCGAACACTAAACTCATTATTTTCATCACTGAAAATCTTTACACTTACAGAGTACACATCTTGAACCATAATTATTGTTCCTTTCTTTCATAGAGAAAACATCTGATAACATGATAGCATCACAAATGTTTATAGTCAAGAAGAAAAATTGCATTTTCCTTCACTATAGTTATTATATATAAAAAAAATTCCGTAGAAAATTCTACAGAATTTAACTTTATCTATATAATCTACCTCTAACAGGACGTGGCATATGACTACGCTGTCCTGCTACTGCGGCAAAATTAGCCAATACATCAGCATCACAAACATCATCATGATATCCAGATGGAGCTTCAATTTTCTTATTTACCGAAAATCCAGTTGTTGTTTGCTCCAAATCAGACCATTCACTTACCATTCTATGATAATATGATATATTATCTTTTCCAGCTCCATCCGCAGTAGAATTCAAAAATCTTTCTTTTGTAAGATATTTAAATTTCCCATTATCTAACTCTTGCCGCCATTTGCCATACATCGCATTTTTCAAATTCATACCAGAATTTGTATACTTATCTCTTGCATTAAAAATAATACCTTCGATATTTTTCAATCCAAATTCTTCTTGCAATGTTTGTACAACCGCCGCACCACATCCGGTATAATCCGCGAATATTTTTTTACATTCAAATCGTGGTTTATACCCACCAAATAAATGTGAAATGTAATACATTTGTTCTGGATAAGATGCATCTTTAAATTCTTTTGCAAATACTTTTTGCTTAATTCCATCTCTTGTTATCCTAAGCACAGTAATTTGTGTACTGTCACCTTCTGGATTGGAACCAGCAAAATCAATTCCTGCCACATATGTTTCACCAATAATACCATGATCTATCCAATCATACTCACCATCTATCATCGCCTTTACCTGTTGCGAATCCAAATATTTGCCTGCACCATCTATAAATTCTAACATATATTGAGTTCTAAAATCTTCTATACTAAGATTTCCTTCTGTCCATACTTCTGGATTATCAGGAAACATTTCCTGTTTTAAAGATTTTGGCATAACCTGTTTAATAATAAATGTAGAATAAGGTCGAACAATTCCTGTATCTGGATCTGGGAGATATGTAGCATCTAAAAGCCAACTTTGCGGACATCGCGTCCAATCTCTTTTTATTACCGTCCATTGGTTCGATGCTTTTCCTTCAATAGAATCATAAAAATGATTTCGTGTTTTTGGCGTTCCTACTTTTACAAACTTTCCATTTGTAGCAGTTCCCATCGGCAAAACCCTTTCTGATACAGTGTAATCACTGATCTTCTGTGCCTCATCCATAACAATAACGTCAAAAGTAAGACCTTCGATGTTTGATTGGTCTGACGCTGATACAGCGGTTACGTAAGAATCATTACCTAATTCAATTCTATCTTTTGTTATTTTAACGATACGATTATTCAATCGTGTTTCATTCATTTGAAAAAATGTAGACAATCTTCCTATCGAAACTTCTGCCTGTTGCAAACGCGGTGTAAAAACTCCAATACGCATTTGTGGATAATTGTCTATCAAATATCCACAAAATGAACTAATAGATTCTGTATTATGTACTACCGTATAATCACTCAAAAGGAATAAATGATCTTTACTGTCTATCGTAAACCCATAATATCTTCCAACTCCTTTTGTAGTAATATCAAATGAAAATTCAAGTTTGTTTTCCATCCGTGGTTTTTTATTGCTAAGTTTTAATACAGAAAAATCACCATACAAATATAAAAAACTACCAGTATTTCGTTCTTCCAATTTTGTACTTATACCGATTGAATTACACAATCGAATAACATCTTTCATCAATCTATCAGATGTAAATTCCATAATCAATTTATCATCTCTAACAAACCTAGATGTTGATTTATGCCAATATGATTCAATCAAACCAGATAAAAACTTCCGTCGAACGTCTACTGTATTAAACAACACATCATCAATAATGTACTTATCATACACATTATCATCTGACCATGAAACAATTACACCAGAAACGTCTTTTGGAACTGCTGAACATTTCAAATTATACATACGCATATACTTATATAAAGTTTTTAATGTATCATGCGTCAAATCTACAATAGGAAGATATTCACCATCACTTCCCAAAAGATAACCATATATATATGGATCTATTTCTAATTTTTTACTTGAATAATCAATAATAACTCGATAGCCCTTATATTTATATTGTTCATTTTTCTTCTTTTTAATAAAATTCTCTACAGAAATATTCTCTACAACTCCACGCTCGTTTTTCAAAGAAAGAATATGAGACTTATTTACCGTAAATGTAATTCCTGTGCTTGGAGTAATCTCAAACATTTCCTCTGTACCATTACCTAATTCTTTTACTGTAATAGCTTCTCCTTTTGGAGACATTACTTTATCTCCTACTTGAATATCTTCTACATTTTTTTCAGAACCATCGTACATAAGAATTTTTGTTCCTTTTGCAAAACATTTACCACTATTATGTGTTTTTATTCCTCCGCAAATGAACCATCCTTTATCTGGAAATTCACAATCATATGTATTTGACTTTCCATCATATACACGTTCTTCAAAATCAGAATAGAAAAATTCTTCTCCATCGTCGCCAATTTCTTCTACTTTAAACGGCATCTCTCGCCATCCAATATCATTTTCAAGAATCTTTTGTGGAACGACTTGTCTCATAATATCTTCATACATATGAACATCAAACAAAAGTTTATACCGTTTATCTGTCCCTTTTCCTTTTGAATATACTTCACTATATACACCTAGCTTATTCAAAAGTTCATGCAATATTTCCGCATATACAAGAGACGTTTTACAACGAACACGACAAATTTGTTTTTTAGAGTCTGGAATATATGTAAATCGACCATTTACTTCTAATACACCTTTGATAAAATGAATTACTTGTTCTCTTGTAAAATGATTAATGCACCAACAAAAATAATTGTTTTTATCAAACTGTGTTACTCGTACAAGATACTTCATAAGTAACATTTTATGTTGCCAATATGCTTCATTAAAATCTTTTACATTATTCAATTTTTTATACTGCTCTACAATATGTTTTGGCAATTCATTATACATATCTTCAATTTTTGGAATATCATCTCTATCTACATATTGTAGATACTTACCACTAATCTTTCCAAAATAATATGCAAATTCATTATCTGCTACAAATACACCAGTATAATGTTTATCTTCCAAATCGAAATCATATGGAATATTTCCATCACTAAACTTATTCCACTGATACAAACAACAAATTTTATCCCCCTTTTGTAGTTCACCTGCTTTTTTCCATCCATTTTGCGTTCTTATTGGATGATTATGCGTACAACGTAGCATAAAACCATATTTTGCTTTGATTTGCCAAACATCTGTTTTCTTTCTCGTAATCCAAGATTCTTCGTAATCTTTTATCCGAACAAGTTTTCCATCTCGTGTATGTATTATTTCATCTTCTCCAAGACACTGACGAGACATCATCCCTGCAACCTGCTTTAGTTTAGGATTACATACTGCACGAATAAAAGCAGTTTGATTTTCATGTAGTTTGCGCCTTGATTCTGGCAAATGCCAACGCAAAACATTTTCACAATATTCAATAGGGTCAATACGATTCAAGAAATGATGATAAATAAATTCTTCGAGACTAGAGCCATTAATCATATTCATACGACTAGCTTCAACAATATCATTGTTAATAATTTCTACACTTTTTTGTATATCCATTATTTCTTTTGCTGTAACTAAATCTTTAGCCAATTTTTTATTCCTCCTTATCTTTCCTTGTGGTTATTATATACGAAAAAAGACACATTGTTATTTGCGTCTTTTTTAAAGAAATTTTTCTGAAAGCTCAATTTTGAGCTTTCAGAAATTGCATCATTATATATATTAAAAAAAGAGAGGATACTATCCCCTCTTTAATCTATATTCTGTTTTCTAAATGCCACTTCGTATTTTATGCTTGCTTTATCAATTAATTCTTGCGTCTCATTATTATATAGCAGTAATGATAATTGATGTGCGCCTGAATTATGGAATTTAAAATTAAACCGTTCGTAGAATCCACTCTTTGTTATTTCGAGATTTTCTACCTTAAATTCATTTTCTTGATAATGCGGTCGGTGATTACTGCTATGAATCGTGGTGTCATTACACCTAATGAACAATGTACAAGGAATATTTCGATTCATATTATCAAACGATCTTATCTTTACACCAACCTGTATAAAGTTCTCCGATGAATCATTTACTACATTTACTACATTACTACAATATACAAATTTATAGTCTTTATGTTTATCGTCTTCATTTGGTGGATCAATATAACCATCTGTTCTTGTCACATACGGCGTTCCATCATCTCTAAAACGAATCGTATACTCTATTCCACCATCGCTCAACACTCTATATTCTTTTTGTGGATTAAACATTAAACGCAATTTATCTATTTCTTGACTCAACGCTTCTACTTTATCATAGTATTTTCTTAATATCTCTCTATCTTCTTTTGTAAATGAAAAATCGCTTTCCATTCCACAACGATAAACACAACATTTCTCATTTACATAACTAAAATTAAACATCTGACGCAGATCATAAATCATATCATCTACAATATATTCTGTACTAGCATTTAATTCTATTACACACAAATGAAAACAATCTTCTGGTAACTTAGGTATTGCTTTTTCTTCCGTTGATTGTACTCCATATGTATATACTATTTCTCCATTGTTATTTATACTAAGTACAACAAGTCTTGTTCCGATTCTAGGTGCTGTTATAATGTCAGTATCTTGTTCGCTAAAATTCAAGATTCTATTATTTACTATAATTGATCCACTATTGATATGAACTGTCATATTAGGAGAACTAAGTTGTGATACCTTAAACATATCCATATACTTTTTAGATTTAAAGTATTTATCTGAATTTAGTATCATTTCACCACCTCAAATCTAAAAACTGCTTATATTTATTCTTTGCCACTCTTTCAAAGTAATTTTGGTTTGTATCAGGAGATGTATACGCTTTATCTATTCCATTTTCTTTCACAATCGCTTTTCCTATTTCTTGTACGGTACAATTTTTCATTCCCCAATCATCTACAAAAGCAATATTATCTACGATATGACCAAACCCGATTGGTGCATTTTGATCTATTTCTTGTATCTTGCTTGTATTCGGTCTTCCACCTTTCCATCTATCTTCTTCTCTTCCCAACAAATCTGTTACTATCTGACTATGTGTACCGCCTTGTTCTCCAATCATAATATCTCCATCATAGTATAGGAAAGGTTTATCTCTATTTATTACATCTATATTATCAATATCTTTTACTGGTATTTGTCTACCTGGTACATCATTCAGATTAGATAATTCTTCTGATAATGATTTTACATTTTTTGTCGATACTTCTGTTACTTTTTTTTGAAATGCATTCCATACTTGTTCATTCTTCGCAACAAAACTATAAAATGCAGAATGAATCTCTGATTCAAGCAAATCTACATCATATTCTCTTGTATTCAATTCTTTTTCTACTTGTATTACAGCTTTTTCATCTATTTTGTTTTCTTCCATTAACATAGTAGAATCTACATACATAATTTCAGACGGCTTATATCCTTTTATATATTTTTCACAGTCATCAGAATTGATGAAATCCGTACATATCTTTTCAAATATACTATTTACTTTATCATGAAATGATTTGTCATTAGCCATTTCTGTAGCAAAGTCTTTTTGCTCATCTGCTACTATTCTCAAATCAGCAACTATTATTGGACGCATATCAAGAATATGTTTTTTGTTTGATACTTTTGTTTGTAAAGCAAGTAAATCATATGCTTTCTCTTTACATTTGTTTACAAGTTCTTCATTATCATTACAAAATCCCCAAAAAGCACCTTGAATATCATCATTCAAATCGACTACTTCAAACTCACATACGCCAATACTCTGTTTTACTTCACGAATTACCATCTTATCTAAATGATTATCTTCCATAATTTGCATTAAATCCAAATCTTCTATTCTTGACGCATTTGATTTAACATAGTTAGTATATTGTTCAGAATTAATAAATTTTTCGTAATATTGTTTGAAGATTTCACAAATCTTATCAGTAAAATCTTTATCAAAAGAAAATTCTTTAATAAAACTTTTCTTTCTTTTTGCTATACAAATCATCTTTTCAATATCTTTTTGATACAAAGCCACAACATTCTTTTGCCTAAGATCAGCCACGACTACTTTAGCACCAAATGAAGCATTGATTTTATTAATACGATTGATAATCCTAGTAGCATTATAATTCACACAATGGTATGCATCACTTTTCCGTTTCATATTAAATTTACTTAATCTTCCAAAATACTTGTCTTTAATATCTTTACCACGAAGATAAACTTTACCATTGCAACAATCAATTACGACACTATCATATTTATCTTCATACTTACCATTCAACGCTACTTTAACATAACCATTGTTCTTTTTTGATTTCATATTATTTTTCTTAAATTCTGCATTAAAATAATCTACTAAGGCTAAAGTGAAATCTTCATTTTTACTTTCATTTGGTTTTACTAAAATTTTTGCAACTAATCTTTTCATTTTATATTCCCCTTTTTTCCGTACATTGTTTTGTTCTATCATATAAATAAATTCTTGAATTAAAAAAAATTTTTTAAAAATAAGAAATATTTATATGATTTTCGGTTATTTCATAGGTGTAGGGAAAAAATGAAGAAGATATGATGGAGAGACGGTTAAGTGTTGTGCGGATAAAAACATTTAACCGTTGTGGAAAAAAAGATGGTTAAAAGAAAAGGTATGCGCTCCAACGCATACCTTTTTTCGTTACAAATTTTTTTTAAGTGGTTATATTCTTTATTTTTGTTGATATTTCTTTAATGAAATAACAATCTCAAAATTTCATTACTTTGAAATTTCTAACACATTTTTTATAACAACTCCTTTCTTTAATTTTTATATGTAAAAAGAGACGTACTTAATTGTACGTCTCTTTTTTATTTCTTATTTTTAATTATATCTCTTACTTCATCAACACATTGAGGAATACTTTTGTTCATAACTCGTATATCATTCAACCCAATTTCTTCCAAATGTTCTAAATCAAAATCCTTCGTATCCGCTAAAAAACGCCTACACATTTCAACATAATCTTCATTTCCATTCATTTCTCTTGCTAATGAACGCAACAAACGTTCTCTATCATCTACAAGCAAATGAATAACAACTAGATTTTTCTTGTAAATCTTCTTTAGCTTCGTTGCACCTTCTACTGTATTTATCATAATATAATTCTTCTTTGCAGTTAAATCAATCTGACTATCATTTACAGTAAAATAATGCCATGTACCATGTACTGTTCGATACGAACGACATTCAATAATCTTATTTTCTTCTTTTAGTTTGTTATATACTTTTTTTGTTACAAAGTAATATTCCTTTCCATTTTTTTCATTTACACGCATAGGTCTTGTTGTATATGTTACAACTGGTGTTAAATTCTTATCAAACTCTAGTATCCGTTGGAAGATAGTATCTTTTCCACTACAACTAGCACCAATAATACAAAATATCTTCGCCATTTTTTACCTACCAAAAAATGCTTTCAAAATCAAAATGATAAAAGAAATGGCAAATGCTTGAATCCATGTAATTTGCATTACACCAAACGCAATAGAGATTACCCATCCAACAAAATAAATAGCCGCTGCCGAAACCCCTAACACTACAGCCAAACATACAACAACAAGAAGATTAATTCCTAAAAAATTTACAATTAATGACTTCATTTTTTTCTTTTTCCTTTTCTGTTTAATATATTTGTTTCTTCGTCCGCTCTTAAATACTTATATACAAGACTATTTGTTATACTTCTTACTGCATTTTTCAATGTAGTATCGAACATTGTCTTTAATCTACTCGTATTCTTCGTCGGCTTCTTTACTATAGTTATTATACCACATTGATCAACATGAAGCAAGCCTATTCCATCAATTACCATATCTTTTTTTACAACATCTGTTGGACACATAATATAAAAATAATGACAATGTGGATAATACGATGTAGTTAAATTAAATAATTTCTTATCTCGTTTATAGTCTTGTAGTGTAGCTTTTACTTCTATTACTCTAATTTCTTTCTTTTTCAAATTTATACCACACGCATCTGCTATACTTCTTATATTTCTAAATTTTGTTTCTAATGCCACTACATCTACACACGTTTTCTTTAAAAATGCACAAGCTACTTTTTTCAACCGCTTATGCGTTTCACTTTCCGACATTCAATTCACCATTAAAAAAATAAAAGCTATAACTTGATTCATAGCTTTTTTTCTAAAAATTGTACTTTTTTTTCTACTATGCGTATATCTTTTGCTAAATTATCTATCGTCTTTTGATAAATCACACGTTCATCATTATTACCACAATCATTATAAAGAAAATGTGTTACTTCCAATTCCAACTTCTTTGTAACTAACTGTGTATTATACTTGTCTAGTAAATCTAACAATATGTCACGTTCAGATTTTGGTTTACGTTTTTTTTCTTCCTCTATTACTATTTTCTTTTGCTTCTTTTTTGAAGGTTTAACATCTGTCACAACAACTGTTTTTGGTAATTCTTTACCGATTTCTTCCGATGATATATCTTGAAAAGAAAATTCCATAGTTTCTTCTTGTTTGATAATATTATTATCATCCAAAAACCTACTCATATCACTCACGATACATTCACAAGAATCACATCTTTATCTTTCTTATATTTATATTCTCCGAAACATTCATTCAATACTGCATATATATCTAGTTCTTCTCCCACTAATGCAATTTTCTTCATATTAGATGCACAAACTACATTATGATCTAAACAAGACTTATTTATACGTTTCTCATCTTCATAATTAAACAAATTTGTTTGCATTAAATGCTCCACTTCCATATTATTTTCATTGGTTCTACGAATCCTACATAATCTATAGAAAATGTATCTCTTTCAAAATAATACGGTTTATAACTAAATTTTTCTCCGACTGTACTGCCACTTGATGACGAACCACCGCCACTTGAAGAAGATGTTTCTATTTTTTTCTTTATCAACTCATTATAATCTATTTGGAATTTCAGTGCAATATCATTATTTGCATTACTTACACGATTAATTGTAATTATACCAGATTGATAATTAATTATACCGCTTACAGCTACGCCTTTTTCTTCTCCAACAAATGTTCCTATCTCATCGTTTTCTGCACTATCTATATAGACATTATATTTATCTTTAATCCGAACTGAGCCGCTTCTTATACCATATCTCCATTTTCGTTTACCTCCTAATGGATCATCCATCATAGATTTTTCGAATAAAGTTGATATAGATTTAAATACAACATCTTTTACTTGTGCGTGCATACTTCTCGTATTCACTTTGTATAAATAAACCATATTTGCATAATTTGCGATTGGATTTGACATAACATGAATCCCAAGCATTTTTCGTCCTTCATTAAACATATTCTTGAATCGTTCTTTTACCTCATCTTCAAATCCATCAACAGATTCCATATGTTTTTGAAATTCTTCTTTAACATTCACACCAATCTTCCAGCCATATTGTTCATTATCCCCAAGAGTTATTTTTATATTATTGTCTATCAAAAATCTATCATAATCTTGCATAAACTTACTAAATGCACTCAATAAAACATCTCCTAAAAACCAAAAAAAATCTTAAACAAATACATACAATGAGGTTCGTAATACGAATCATTATGTTTCATTACATTTGTTATTTCCAGTGAATTTTCCTTATTTGAAAAATTTATATGAATCATACCATCTGTTTCAAGATACATTTCACATTCTTTACCATCTATTTTTAGATTAATTCCTTGCATTATAAATACTTTTGATGCCATAAACATTTTCCTTTCTAAAAAAATAATATCATTATTTTTTATTTCTGTCAATGTAAATTGTAATCTTCTTCATACTAACAATATATTCTTTTTATAGGTGAACAATAATATGCCAAAACAAGCTAGATTAGGCGATGTAGTAAAAATTTCATGTCCACATGGTACACAAATCGGAATCATAACATCTGGATCAAATACAACTTATATAGATAATCTAAAGTGTACTAGGATTACAGATAGAGTTGTATGTACTACTTGTGGAGGTTCTGGACAAATAATATCCGGTTCTGAATACTCATTCGCTGATAAATTAAACAAAGCTAAAATAGGAGATCATGAAGTAGGCACTTGCCAATGGGGATGCAAACGTTGTCCTCATTCACATAATGGTGTTATACGTCAAGGTTCTCCTTATACTTACACTGAATGAAAAAGGAAGATACAATAAATGGAAATGGATTATATTGAAGTAAATAAATCATCTAAGCCACCTACAAATAAAGATTTTTGGTTAGATATTCTTTCAAATAATGATGAATTGCTTTGCGTTACTCTCGGATTAATTGCACAAGCAATTGATAATAATTTCTTTGAAAAAGCAAGAAGAATAAAATCATATAGAGAAGATATGCAAAAAACAATAGAAATGCTATATTCTCCGATTGATATGAATGTAGCAGAAGAAATAAAAAACAATTTGATAAATCATAAAAAAGAAGGAGAGATGTAATCATCTCTCCTTTTATACTATAATTAGTATTTAAATTTTTAAAGGAATGTGTTATTTTGTCTGTAAGAAAGGAAGTTCAAACTCTCTTACACTAATTAAATATTCACAAAATAATGAATTATAACAGCTTATAAAAAAATATCTGCATTTTTTTTACAATGCAAATAAAAAAAGAAAAATAAATGTAAATATGAAACTAATTTGTCAAACACTAATATTTATATGCATCAAATTTTTCTGTCGTTTTCATTTCTTCTATTGTTGGCATATCAAAATCATTATCTATATACGTCTTAAACGCAAGTATAGTACAATGCTTACATAGAAATGTTTCATTATCCATTGTATATAACGGAGATTCTTTATCACCTATCTTTCCACAATATACACAACGATTTATATTCATTTCTATCTCAGATGGTTTTCCTTTTAAAGAAATCTTTTCTCCATTGCTCAACTCTATTTCGCTACCATTACTATTTGTATGTATTTTTTTTACATTCTTTAGTAGCTGATTAAATTCATCTATTTCTTTTTCTTCTATTTCTCTTGTTGCATTCTCTATATCTGCTATTTTCATTATTATTCACGCTCAATCAATGGAAGGATACCAAAATTGTCTTTAAGGAAATTGTAAACAAAAATCCTTCCTTTATGTGTCCATTTCATATGTGTAATTGTAAAATCTTCATTATTTGAATTTTGTCTAACAATAGTTTCATACTTGATGTAATTATTTGCGGCATACTTGTTATAAATATACCAACATTTTCCACGCTTATACTGAATCTTATTTTCTTTTAGTAATTCATTCATTTCTTGTGCAGTCATACCGTAATCTTTTGCAATCACTGAAACTGATACAGTTTCTTTCGATGCAAAAACAATATCACAATAATGAATCTTTGGTTCTGCTTCCTCTAATGCATCCGACAACTCTTTATTCTTTGTTTCAAGTCGCTCATTCTTTTGTGCAAGTAAAAGCCGTTCTTGCGCTTCTTCAATCCAACGTTTTGTACGTTCAACTTCATCATTAATTTGATAAGATGGAACTTTATTAGCAAGTTGATTTTTTAGCATTTCTTCCATATAATTAAACGCTTCAATATATTTAACCTTCCAATTTAACGCTTTCTTACCGCTAAATCCCATCGCTAAAAGCGAAAAACCATCTTTATTCATCAAGTACATTGAATATGTTTTGTTGTTTCCTTCTACTTTATATTCTGTCTTGTGAAAATTTTTCTGAAAATCCAAATTTGGATTTTCAGAAAATGAATCAAGGATTGTATCTATATCCCTCATAACATGAAAATGTTGCTTGCCAAAATGTTCAGCTACTTGCCTACTTGATACTACTACCTCATCATTCATTACTTCAACAAGATTCATAATCTCATTATCTACACTTACAATATTCTTTTCTACCATAGAATTTATTTTCTTTTCTTTTTCTATTGGACTAAATTTCATATTTAGTCTCCTTTCCTTTTTAGAAGAGAAAAATTACTAATCTTCCCCTTTGTATTATTATATAAAAAAAGAAGAACATCAGCTTCGATGCTCTTCTTCCTAGAACGAGTTATTTTTTTGTTTGAATATTTTTCAATTCATAGTAATTATATACCATATTACTATTTTTATATTTCATCCATTTATCTTTCATTTCAATCATATAATCATAATACTTGCTATTCATATTACTTGCGTCTTCCATTTCATAATTCAATTCATTACAAGTACAATAACTCTTTGTATCTACCAACAATTTATATGAAGCACTATATTCAAACATCCGTTCAACATCTCTACCCAGTATAAAGACACCTTTTATTTGATCTATATCATTATAAGAGATTTTTCCTCGTTTATTAAAAAACTCTATTTTATACAATTTTCTCGGTTCAAATTTAACAAGCATCGCATTTGCTTTTCTTTTATTATCTCCACCAAACGATGTATCATTCAAACCATCATAATACGTTGACAATGTTATTGCTTTACTAAAATCATCTGTATTATTTAAACACCATGAGATTCGCAAATCCAAACCTAACATAAACATCTTAGTTATACCACAATCTACAGGCGGTGTCATTACATAGATACAATTATTTCCTAATGTCACTCGACTAGAAAACAATTTTCTAAATGCCATATATACATAATTTAAATCACTTGCATTAATAAACAAATTATCTGCCTTAAAATAATGATCTATCAAATTATATATAACATTCGTACATATCTGCCATGTAGTACCATCATCTTCCGTATATCTTAATCCAGAATCATACTCATCGCCTACATGAGCCAATGGTAAATAACCAAATTTACCATTATGATCTAATTGTACTTTTACATACTTATCTTTATATGGAAAAAACCCAGTATTCTGAAATATAACACACTCTACTGGTTTTGCTCTATTAGAATGAACATATACAGATACATTGTTTATAGGAAGTTTCGATTTGATTATTCTAATAGTATCATTTATAGACGTTTCATCTCTATCGATCTTACGACGCGTATCAAATAAGATATTGTTCATGTTTCTTATTAATCTAGCCGTATCATATCGTATAGCATCTTCTCGATGTAAATGTCTTAATGTATCAGATCTTATTACATCACCTCGATTTACAATACGTTTCGTATCATAATTTACAGTGACACGGGATCCTTCTTTTTTACCACGAACAATAAATATATATGGTGATTTTGCTCTTATTTCACTCATGTAAAACCACCACTCTTTATCTGATAATTTTTATCTTTCATATTCTCTGCATACCAGAATACTCCTTCTATCGGATTGTTCTCCATTATATCACATAAAATCCGTAAAACAAAACAGAATAAAACAATATAGGAATAAATAATATATTGTTTTATAAACTATTAAATCTCTCATATCTGTAAATCATATGAGTTATTACTATATCACAGAATCTCTATAATACATACTTTTATTACAAAGTATCATATACTATAGTTTTTTAGATTCTCTATAGTCGTTACTTTCCCTCTACGGTAGGGTAGTTATCAATTAAGATAAAAATATTTTTATTTTGTTTATAAGCGATTTGGTTATCGCCATTTTTCACTTATTGAATATTCTTTCTTTTATTTGACTATAACCACCAAAATAAATTTTTAATAGTTTTTTCTGTTTTATTTTTAATTCATCTATATTCATTACAATATAGATATGTTATTATCATCTATATCTTACG